AGCCTTTGATCATGGACGAGCCAAGATCCACTCTCTGTTGATCCTTTAGCAGGTCCGAGCCCGACACCTGGAACAGGCCGCCCGAGTTGGATTGAATCATCAGGGCCGTTGCGAGGATTTCCTTTTGCTTGTCCTCGTACTTCTGCAGGCGCCCGATGACCGTGTCGAGGTCCGATGGTGCGATCGAAGTGCCTGCGATCTGCTGGAATCCGGACTTGATCTCGTCCGGAGCCTTCTTCCACTTTTCATCGTTGAAGATCCCAGACAGGTCCACCGCGTCGTTCATGACGTTGTTTGCCTTAAACTGATCGGCGGCCTTGGACCCTTGAGTGACCTGAATGTAATGTTCCTGGGCTGTGCGCTGCTGGTCAAGAGCTTGCGACGACATCTCCCCGAACAATTTCACTGCATCGCTAGCGGCAGCGATTTCGCCTGTCATCAGAACCCACTTGTCGTAAGCCTGCATGACCTTTTCACCCACGCCCGTGAGAATATCGACCGCGCCCATGGCAATCAGTCCCGGTCCGATCATGCCAATAGCCCCGGACAAGAGTTGGCTCTGGCCGATCACCGCCTGCATGGCACGCGGGATGCGCAAGCCCAGGTCGTCGTTCAACAGCCGGACATTTTCGCGCGCACTCAACGCGTGTTCACCCACCTTGTCGAGTCCGGCGCCGGCAGCCGCGCCCGCGCCTTCCCCGGCCGGACCGATGGCGTTGAGCTGCGCGACAACCTGCTGAACCGCCTCGGCGGCGTTGCCGTCGGTGACGTTGATCGTGATCTGAACAACCTGGCCGGCCATCTACGCAGACCTCCGCGCAAACTCTGTGCCGCACTTGTGGCAGCTCGTGGCGAAGGGCGAGTCCTGGAGCGCGCCGCACACGCCGCAGGGTGGATGGTTCCGTTCAAACTCTGCGCGCGCTTCGGCCACTGCCATCAATCCATCGGCCTCCGCCAGGCTGAAATCGCCCGAGGCGAGCCCTGATTTCTTGCACTTCTCCAGCCACAGCAGGTACTCGGCCCGTTTGTAGTAGCCGGGCGAAAGCGTGAGCGGCGGCAGCGAGCCGAAGATGCGCTCGCGGCCGTCGTCGTCGCTGTCGTCGAGCGACCGCGCGACGCGGCCCTGGGCAAAGCCCTGCTCCAGCAATTCTGTGATCGCCTGCCGTAGCCCTTCCGCGTCGCGTGTCACGTCAATCGACATCTACTTATCGTCCTCGTTGATTTCGTCTTCGATTTCGACCGCAGCCGGGGCAAATAACTGCGCGGCAGCAGCCACCTTGTGATAGGTGTCCATGGTGCGCGCAATCGTGTCCCGGCCTTCCAGGGCCACGCCGTTCTCCGCATAGCCTGCCACGCTCACAATCAGTTCGTCATAGAGCGCGGCCAAGGTGCGCTGCGCCCCGTGGTAGATGGTGGTTCCCTTCCGCGATCCAGTCACGATCTGCGCTCGGGTGTCGTCGCGCCTGTAGCGCCGGAACTGTTCAGCCGTGGGCGAGTCGAACCAATGCACCAGGTTCTTATAGCGCCGCATCGCGCTACCGTCTCCGGCACTCCACACAGCGTGAAGCCGTACAACCTCGCGGCCCGCTCCGTTCGCCTCGGGAATGTCTTCGGCGACCGCGTAAGCGGAGCTGAGCACATTGGCGATGGCCAGGCGGTGGGCCAGGCTCTTGCTCTCGCCCTCCACAATGACGGCGTCGGCCAGTTCCAAACCTGCTGATTCGGCGTCGACGCGCTGAATCACCTGCTTTCCATCGCGCTCGGCCGTCGAGACGATGCCGTCGAAATACTTGAACCACCGCGCCTCGGTGATGGGCTTCACGGTGAAGCTGTAGGTTCTCTCGCCCTGCCGGATCACGATGATCCGAGGCTGTGCGAGATCGATAAAGTCTGTCGTGGACATAGGGGTCCTTCCTTTGTGTTTGGGATTTTGTGATGTTCCCAGGGTGGAGAACCCTGTCCTGCCCGAGGCCCGCGTAGCCGTGCGTTGCCTCGAAACGGCCGCCGTAGGAAGCAGCCGGTACCGCCCGATGGAAAAAGCCCGGAGCGCCTCGCTTGAATGGCGCTCCGGAGGAGAAAACTCTTCAGGCGCCGATCAGGTAGGCCGTAGCCTGGTTGTTGGTGACTGCGGCGGTCAGCACGCCGCTGCCGCCCTGATTGAAGATGGTGGTCTCGTCGCCTTCGATCTGCCAGACGACGTTATTGCCGCTCGCGCCGAGCTTGGTGGTCTTCAGGTTGCAGTAAGGGAAGTCCAGGTTCACGATCGAGGTACCGCTGGTGCCCGTGAAATTCACTTCCTGCAGCTCGTTGGTATTGAAGATGGGCCGAATATCCTCGGCGCTGCTGGCCGCGATGGTGGCGCTGAAACTCACCTTGCGCAAGCCCGTCATAGGGTAAGCTCCAAACAGCCCCAGACCTGGCGCAGTGTGATTCTTGACGCCGGTCGAAATCTTGACGGTGCCCGACATGAAGCGGCCGATCTTGGAGACGACTGCGCCGTGCGCGCCCACTGAGAAAACCACATCGGAACCCAGCATGTAAGCGTAAGAGGCGGGCAGCACCGGCAGCGCGCCAATCGCGCCGTCCACCCAGACGCCAGTGCCCAGAAAGTTCATTTCGAGTTGGATGGGGCCGCGCGCCGGGAAGGTAATGGTCAGATCGGCAAGGCCCATGTCCACCAGGGTCCAGAAGACGGCGGCGGTGTCCTGCAGGTAGATGCTCGCGGCCGGAGCCTGCACCGTGGTCTCGTCGAAGCTGATGGCATGGACGTACGGCCCGGGTCCGGTGAGGATGTCCTTGCCCATGGCAAAGGCCAAGGCCCAGCCTATCAGCCAATCGTCGGCGTCGGCTTTGAAGTTGAATGCCGAGTCCCAGCCCGTGATCAGACCTTGGGTGGCGAACTCGGTGCCCTTGCCGGCGAGCGCCTTGTCGCTGTAGCGCGTCTGCTTCAGCTCGCCCACTGCCGATCCGTCGAACTTCTGGCGGCGCGTCATGCTGGCGGTCACGGTCGGTGTGTTGTAGACTGCCTGTTTGTTCGGGCTCAGCACCAGGTTTCGGGCTGTGATCTTCTGAAATTCAAAATTATACGGTCCAGCCATCACTCACCATCCTTCACGCCGCGCTGGCGCGATCCGCCGCGCGGCTGTACATCTTCGCTCACAGCGTTGGCCGTGGCCTCAACATCCTCGAGAACTTCTTCGAGAATCGCTTCACCTTCGAACCGCTCGTGGCGCAGCAGATGGTTCCATTCGTAGCTGCGTTCAATTTCCTGCGCCTCGCCGGCCTTGAAGTGGAAGTGCCGACGTCCGTTGGCCCAGCCCACAGTTCCCGCTTCGCCGGCCATGCGCCGGCCAGCCTCGCTGAGCTGAATTGTGATGAAATCGGGGCGTGCTTTGCTCATCAGTTGTCCTCACTTCCTGGCGTCGGTGTGCCGGCAGCCAGTGTGCCGGGGAACTGGGCAATGGCGCAGACCTCGACGGTGCAGATGTAGATCTGCCCCACGATGTCATCCGGCAGTTTGCCGATACCCTTGAGAGCCACCGGCTCAGTGACCGACCCATCCGGCAGTGTCAAGCGCGCGCCGGCCACCAGCGGCAGCACCAAGGCCACGACGGCCAGTGTGGCCGTGCGCTGGGCTTCCTTGCTGGTCAGGTTCTCAGCCGCACACCAGATCTCGAAGATGTGGCTCACATCGTAGGTGAGCCATTGATTGTCACCCTGGTTTCTGTATTCGGTGCTGACGTAGCGCTGGCGCGCGCAGGGCATCTGGAGCACGAGCTGGTCGTCGTCGTTGATGTCGTTGTCGCCGATCGCACCGACATAGATACCTATCAGTCCAGCGGTGAACACGGCCAGCAACGTCTGCTCCACGTCTCCCGGCAATACCATCGAGGCCGGCATCAGCGGATCTCCAATCCGGACTGTTTAGCAGCCTGGGCCACGTAGAGTTCGGTTTCTTGCTGGATCCGCGCGGGATCTTCCGGCCGGAAGACCAGGTAGGGCCTTGCCGGGATGTGGATGTGCCGGGAGAACCCCCGCACGTTGACCACGCCGATGCCGCTGGAAGTCTTGCGCCGCACCGTCTGCTTGCGGCCCAGCTTGTTGGTGATCTGCTGCTTCTGAAAGGTGTCACGGCTGCGCTGCCGCCGCGTGTAGCTGTAAGGCTTCACCTTCTGGCTGCCGTCGAACCCTTCCTGGTGAACCCAGGCATAGTTGAGGCCGGTGCCGATCACTACAGAGTTGCCCTGGGCAGCGAAGGTGATCGAGTTGAGCAGCCTCCCGGTATCGATCAACAGCTTGTGGCCGGAGGAGTACTTCCGCCAGCTCCGCGACGCATCGCTCAGCGGCGCCCAGGAGCCGGCCGGAGATCCGGATTCGCGGAATGTCAGCCGCACGCTCTTGAGCTGGCCAAGCCCGATGATGCGGAGCAGTTGCTCCTTCGCACCCAGCGAAAGAGCGAACTGGCGCAGCGAGACCGTCACGTTGGACGCATCGGATTTGATGACTACGGCGGCCATTAAACGAACCCTTCCAGGTCATGCTCGCCAAAGATCAAACGCTTGGTGCTCTTCTGCACGCTGGAGTCGGCCGTCTGCGGAGTGCTACCCACAGGCTGGTCGAGCGTGGCCTTGCCCGTGGAGACCTGGCCAAGAAAAGCGATCGCATCCTCGTAGGCTTGGCGGATGATTTCGCCGTTCTTGGCGTTGCGGCGGCGACGGAAGAGTAGCCAGACCGCGATATCCAGCGTCTTGCCCTTAACATCGTCGCCAGCCTGCAGGGGAGTCTGGTAGCGCTGCCGGCAGTAGCTGTCCACGATGCCCGACGCCTCTTCGAGCGCGGCGCTCACCATGGGGGCGTTCACCGTGTTCGTGGCGTCGTCGCAGGTGAGCCCCACCAGCTCCGCCTGGGTCAGGCGGAGCGGCACAAGGTCGGATTGGACAGCGTAGGCCAACGGTTACCCTTCGACGGCGGGTTCGACTTCAGTGGGTTTGGCGGTGGGGGTGGCGATCGGCTTGGCCGCGCCAAGCTCTTCCAGCCTGGTGGCGTCTTCGCCAGTCAAGGTGATCAGCGAGTTGCGCGGGTAGTATTTGCCATCATGGCGGATCGGATGGATGACGACGTGGGTCTTATTCCCTTTGGGGATCTCGACCTCGGCGGATTCGGGTTGGTTCTTGGCTCGGGCCATCGGAGTTTGCCTTTCTTTGGAAAACGAGCGCGGACCGTTCAGATCCGCGCTCGGCTCAATTAACGGTTACCGATTGCGGCCGTTTAGCCGGCGACCGGAGCGGCGACGGCGCCCATGGTGGGAGCGGCAACGCAGCCGGAGAAGAGGTAGATGGTTTCCTGGGCGGTGAGGCGTGTGTCCCAGTACCAGTCCACCGAGATCACATCGCCCTTGGCGTCCAGATCGGGAAGCGGGAATTCCAGCACGCCATAGCCGTCCACAGTCATGGGAGCCGCGGACCAGGAGAACGTCTTGAGGGCGCTCAGATCGTCCATGCTCGACACCTGCTGCACCGAGACCAACAGCGCATTGACACCCCAGACGTAGGAGGCGTTGTTGCCCTTGTCCAGGGAGACGGCCGCCGCACGCACGCACTGCACGCCGAAAACCTGGGTGAGCTGCTCTATGGTGATGGCGCCACCGGCGGTGTACTTGAAGCGCTCGATGATGTCCGGATGGTTGCAGAGAGCGGTCACCACGGGATCGCTGAGGATCAGGTGCGTTGCCTCGACACCCGATTGCCGGACCAGAGCCTTGGCGGCCTCGACCACAGGAACGGGATGCGAAGCGCCGGTGTAGTTGTCCCACATCGAGGTGCCGGAGATGGTCTGATTGTTGGTGACGTTGGCCAGGGTGGTGACGAGCTGCGCAATGTAGTTCTCGCGGTCGAGCGAGATCTTGTCGATCAGCCGGCGGGTGGCCGCCTGCTTTTCACTGAAGCCCAGGCCAAGGGCGTACTGCTCCTGTTCGTAGGGTACGATGGCGCGCAGGGCGCGGCTCTTGCAGAAGTACGGATACTCGGAATAGTTCATCCGGTCCGTCTGCGGCGTGGTGCCGGGGGCGCGCAAGGTTTGGCGGTCGAGCCGCTGATTCGAGCGATCGAAGACGGTGTACTGGAAGCTCTGGCGGCCGACAGGCACGCGCGGAGCGATCAGATCCCCCACGAACGCATTATTGCGAAAACTCTTGGCGTAGTTGGAAAGAGCTACGTTGAGAGTTCCCGCCGGAAGACTTGGTGCGAAACTGCCCATTTGTTTGACTCGCTTTCTTCCGCACTCGCGGAGGGAGAATCCAACCGGGCCGCGGCCTTAGAGGCGTATGCGGCCCGGACTTCAATCGGTTTAGCTGAGAGCGGCCGTGCCGACCAGCGACCGCACGTTCCACACGGTGGCCATGGCCTCAAGCTCGACGCCATCGCCCTGTGCAGCAAACGTGACCACATGTTTGGCCCCGTTGATCCCGTTGGCTGCTGTGGTGATGGTGTGCGCGTGCGCCGTCTCGGCCGTGATAAAGACGCGTGTTCCATCCTGGTTGGCCGTGGGCTGCACCAGCGTCATGGCCAAGGCTGCAGCGGATCCGATGCCGGACGTTCCTGGAGTCACCGGGATTGCTCCAGCGACGGTGTAGTGCGTGACGGCGTCCTGGGTGGGGCCGGTATCCGGCGTGACGAACACGACGATATAATCGCCGGCGTTGCTGCCGCTGGAGACTGCGCGCGCCACGATGTTCTGGTTGGTCGCACCGGTTGCGGGAACAAGCTGCCCGGCGGCGTTGGTGATCAGATTCTGTCCAGCCTGGACCGCCGCACCGATGATGGCAACTGCCTCGCCCTCGTAGATGGCCGAGAGGGAGTCGCCAGCGTAGACGGTGGACTCTTCAAGAATCGCAAAGGCGGCCGCGTTGGCGACGCTGGCGATTGCCAGGGTGGCATCGTTCGCGCCCTGTACGAGCGCCAAGCCTCGGGTCATCCCTGCGGCTGCGGCAACGTAGCTCCGGCGTTGCGGATTGCCGGTTACGCCAGTGGTTTCGACATTCATTGACTCACCCCTCCTCAGGGCCGTTGCTCAAAAAGCGCTGGGCGAGCATGGCAGCCCAGCATTTTCCACGACGCCATACCGTCGCCGCCTCACCGCGTCGCCGCAGCTAGCGTTGGAATTCTAGACAGCGCCCGCGCTTGCGTTGCCCGGCTTGGTCAGCACGGGATTCTCCTGCGCCACCTGAGTCAGGGCCTCGCCGTAGCTGATGCTCTTTTCGCTGGCACGTTTGGAAGCCAGTGCGTGCAGCTGCACAGAGTTCGGGTTGGCCTTTTCGCCGTAGTCCACAGTGGTGGCATGATCGGCAGCCTGGGGCGTGAACCTTGTGCCGGTGGGAACCACCGCGGGCAAGCCCTCCATGAAGTTCTCGAGCACCTGGAGCGGGCTCAGCGTCTTCTTTGCGTCGCCCTCGCCAAACTCGACAGTGTTGCTCAGGCCGGCCAGCTCCGCGAACAGCAACTCGGCGCCCATCTTGCTGAAGGCGGGGACCCACTTGCCCTTCTGCTTCAACCGGGCGATGGCTTCCTGTGCTTTCGTCTTCAGTTCCGCTTCGGCAAGCTTGCCGGAGCGTTCAGCGAACGACGCAGTCTGAGTGGCGAGCTGCGCCTTGAGGGGCTCGACAGCCGCGGTGACGGCCGTATTCACAGCCGAAGTCACGAGCGCCGTCACATCGGCCTCGCTGAAGGTTTTGGGCGTTCCGACGCCAAGTAGTCCGGCAAAATATTCCTTGACTTGATCGGCAATAGACTTTTCCATCTGCTCCTCTTCCTCGCCGAAGTCCACCTCAATGAACTTGCGGCCGTTGTCGTCGAACTGCACGTCTTGCAACCCTTTGACCTCGGGCGGCATTGCGCCCAGGTAACCCACATGCCGAAGTCCGGAGATCTTGCCATCCGCTCCGGTATAGAACGATGCCGACCGTTTCTTGTAGCGGCCAGCCTGGCGCATCTCATTGAACTGCGGATCGACCTGGCGCTCTTTTGCGAGCAGCAGATCGCCACGCACCGCAAGACGATCGACCCAGCCAAAAGCGGGGAGGTTGTCTTGCGGATGCCCCACTGTTACGGGCGCTTCGTGGAAGGATGGGTCGTAATTCTGAACCACGCGCTCCAGGTCGTCGCGCGTCACGAGGCCTTTGCCTTTCGCGCGATAGTCGCCGGCGCGGAAGATCTCGATCCAGGGCGCGGGACTTTCGGCATGGTCGGTGTGAAGATGGTTCTTTTGAAAACTGGTGATATCGAGGCCCGCGGACTTTGCCTCGGCTGCTATCTTTGCGGCCGTGGCCGCCTTGGCTTTCGCTGGCAGGTCGGTGTGGGCAAACATCGAAAGAGCCGATTCGCAATGATCCTTGGTATCGACCGGCAGATGCCACGTCGAAATATCGCCAGGATCGCCCACATAGGCGAACTTATCCGCCGTAAGTGAAACACCATCCACCGTTTTGGTTATCGTCGCCACTGGAGCTATCTTCAGCTCAGGTAGCTTTAGCCATTGCGGCAGATGGCAAACTCGCGCTCTATGGCGAGAAGCTATGCGGCGATGCGGAAGATTTTCCCAAATCCAGGCTGCGGAACTTTCAACTGTGCCAGCAATGGAAGCCGCAACAGACCGGGCTCGTTCGCATTCTTGTCCGCCTTCATCGCTTCGCTCTCAAGGATCGGAATCACCGAGCAGCGGCAGTTGAATCCATTCGGCGGGTAGATCTTCATCCACACTGGATCCTCGGCCCTGGCTGTGAATTGATCGATCACCTCGTGTTCGGGCCGCACACGATCGTCGCCAACCGTCCAGTACTGCCAGAAAGGCAGTACGTCCGTCACGGCCGGGTCCTTCATCTGCTCGTAGCGTCCCAGGCTGAAAGCCTTCTGCATAGCCGTCTGGAATGCGGTATCGAGTGTGAAGGCATTCAGCTGCGCAATGCCGGCGTCGTCGGTGAGCTTGTTCACCGCCGCCTCGAAGTCTGCTGCGGTGCCACCCTTTTTCGCCACACCGGCCAGCGCGTCGCGGATCTTCGCAATCAGCCGCACATCGGCGGCACCGGCCAGGGTGAACGCATCCTTCCGGTACTGCGCCGTGAGCCCGTCGAAGACATCCTTGTTCACCGGGACCAGGCTGCCAATGTAATCGGAGATGTCGTCTGATGGAAGATCGGTCGAGAAGCCCGCGGAGAGATCGGTCGAGTCGTCGTCAAAATTGACACTCAGCCGCGAGCTGCTCACCATCTGCAACAGGTTCCCGGTCTTCTTATGGACGTGCTTCAGAATCTGCGCGCGGCCCAGAATATTGCTGGCGGCCAGGTGGCGCGCCAGCAGATCGCCCATGCGGTGCTGCACGGCAGCGTCGCGCATGATTCCGTGATGTAGGTGAAGAGCCAATTACTTCACCACCGCGGGCTTCGCCGCTTCCGCGACTTCTTCAATGCGTTTCTTGTAGAGCTTGGTTGCGTCCTTCTGCAACCCGAGGAAGAGCCGGTCGTATTCGTCCAGGTCTTCGCGGATCGCATCCTCAGCCTCGGTGAATGATGCGGCCGACGTGTCGCGCACGGTGACGGCCGGGGCGTTTGCGCCAGGCGTTGCGATCTGATCGTTGATTGATGCCTGGGGCACGTCATAGCGGTCAGTGAGATAACTCAGCGGCATGGGAACACCCATCGCCTGCAGGTCCGAATCGATGCCGATACGCGCGGCCAGGTCTTCGTCTTCTTCCAAGTCGAACGACCAGGTGGGCATCGGGGCGTCCGGACCAAAGTTCCAAAGCACCAACGGGCGCACGAGCTGACGATTGACGACGGACATCAGGCCGCGGCAAAGTTCGACCGTCTTCTTTTCAAGCGTGTCCGCATGGGTATCGCCCTGGGCCTTGGAACCGCCGCCGCCTTCGTTGCCGAAAGTGGTCAGCGTCTCGCCCAGGATGCGGCGCGCGATCGCGTACTGCATGAGTAGAAAAAGTTCCTTGTAGACAGCCGGATCCAGGGCGCGGGCGATCTTGAGCAGCTCCTGGTCGTACTGCATGTTCGCCGGCATGGCCAACGCGGCCTCGCTGATGATGGCTTGGGCAATCGCCGCGGCCTGCTCCCGTGCAGCCACGTCGGCGCCGTCCGCGTAACGCACCACGGCCGTACCGGGTCCCTTCTCGCCGTACTGCAGCCAGAGGCGCAGCGTGTTCCGTTTGAACCAGCTCGGCCAGAAAACGCTCTTGAGCAGTGGACGCCCCATCCGGTTGCGCGAGCGGCCGCGATAGGTGGAGATCAGAAACTTCTG